CACCTCTATATGACTCAGTTAAATATGTAAAAGAAATTCATGAAACATTGGGTTATAAATTTACAGTTATAACTTCATTATCACTTAACCCTTATGCTCAACAATTAAGAACACAAAATCTTGAGAGAGTATTCGGTGCAGAAGTATTTGATGAATTTGTTTATTTAGATACTGCGGCAGATAAAGATGATATCTTAGCTGAGTATTCTGGTTTTTACCCTAACGCATATTGGATTGAAGATAAAGTCCAGAATGCTATAGCAGGTAAGGAATGTGGATTAGAATCAATTCTAATGAAACATCCACATATTAAATTAGAAAATACCGACGGTATACCGGTAATGTCTAATTGGAAAGAATTATACGAAACTATAAAATAACGGTTGACATTATTTCAAAAGTGTTGTATAATTATATTATAATTTAAATAGCCAATAAGGAGGATTTATTATGGCTCATCAAGTAGAAACAATGGCATACGCAGGGGAAGTTCCATGGCACGGATTAGGTGTTCCTGTATCTGACGATTTAACTCCACAACAAATACAGACCAAAGCTGGTCTAGATTGGACCGTTGAAAAACGAGACATCTTTGTTAAAGACAATTTTGGAGATGATATTAGAATACCTGGTAAGAAGGCTCTTACTAGATCTTCTGATGATAGAGTTTTTGATCTTGTCGGTGATGATTGGAATCCAATCCAAAACACACAAGCATTTGAGTTTTTTAATGAGTATGTTGCCGCTGGTGATATGACTATGGAAACCGCTGGTGCTTTAAATGACGGACGAAGAGTATTTGCTCTTGCTAAGGTAAAAGAATCTTTCTCTATCCTTGGTGATGATAAAGTAGATTCTTATCTTCTCTTTTCTAATCCACATGAATATGGTAGAGCTATTGATATTCGCTTTACTCCTATTCGGGTTGTATGTAATAATACTCTAACCTTTTCTTTACAATCTGCGTCTAAGAATTTTGTTAAATTAAATCATAGAACATTATTTGATGCTGATTTAGTTAAGCAACAGATGGGTCTTGCTTCTGAGAAGTTTGCTATGTATAAGGATATGGCTGAATTTCTTTCAACAAGAAAATTTACTGTTGAGAATCTTATCAAGTATTATAACGATGTGTTTCCACATACCTATGCAAAAGGTAAGTTGAAAGAAATTAAAGCAAAAGAAGATCTAAGCTTAAATGCTAAGACAGCTTTTGAAGTTCTTGAGACACAACCTGGTGCTGAATATGGAGCAGGAACTTGGTGGTCAGCATTAAATTCTGTAACATATATGACTGATCATACTATGGGCCGTAATGCTCAATCACGTTTAACATCTGCATGGTTCGGTCAGAACGGTAGACGTAAAGTTAGAGCGGTAAATAAAGCCGTAGAATATGCGACTGCTGCCTAATGGTAGGTGAGTATGATATGGAAAAGGAGTGGATAGATCATATCCATTCCAATTCTATAATATATGATTATGATAGTAATGGTAAATTATATGTTAAATATGATGGAACTAAAAAAGATCATGAAGAAAGTGAAGCTTTAAAAGATGGTAAGACTTGAAGATTTAAATATTACATTTTTTCATGCGCCTAAAAACGCTGGAACATCTATAGAGACATGGTTAATAGAAAATTGTAATGGTGAATTATATGATGAAGACGTAAGACATCTAAACCCTTCAAAAGGAAAAAGACTATTCGGTGATCTCGGATGGTCTTTTTGTGTTATTAGAAATCCTTATGAAAGGGTAGTTAGCTGGTACAAACATTTTCACAGTCAAGGAAAAATTACATGTGAGTTTCACGAATATATTCGAATTGCTAGTAGACAGCATCCTGATAGATATCTTATTTGGCCTGGATTTCAAAATGTCTTTGTTGATGACGTTGATTATGTTATAAGATATGAAAATTTAAAAGAAGATTTTAAAATCGTTCAAGATAAAGTAAAGTGTTGGAAACCATTACCTAAATTAAATAGTAACAGTAAACGCCATCCTCCTATTAAATGGGATAAACAATCAATTGATTTAGTATATAATGGATATAAAACAGAACTTTTTGACTTAAATTATGAATTTGGAGGAAATATATGAAGTGCATAAATGATGATAAAGAACCTACATTAGTAGGCCTTATAGAAAACCCTGAAGATATTAAATGGGTTAATAAAGTAGTTGAAAATTTAAATCAAGATCTAAGAGATTCCGGTTTTGATCAATACAACTTTTCAGTTAAAAAGGAAGGTGAAAAGCTCTATATTGAGAAAGATTAACATATAAATAGTGTGAAAGGAGCCCTTTCATGGCCTATACGTTTTTCCCTACTCAAAGGGTTGAAATAGAAAAAGAATTGAAAGATATATGGGATGAGAATATCATTAGAGATATTCAAAACGTATTTTCTTTGCTTGTAAATAAGGCTCCAGATGGTCAACCGATTGCTATAGATCCGGATGATAAAAAAAGAAAACCTGCTATAAAAGTGTCTAGGGCTTTTCAGGTTACTACAGATATATCTACTATCAGAAAAGGTGCTGATATTAGTTACATAACTGTTTCGTTCGGTAATGGTTCAAAAGGTAATCGCGGTAAAAATAATACTGGTAATGAATTTGAAGATATTTTTAAAAGACAACTTGATAAATGGTGGGCAGGAGAAGAAGTAGAACCCGTTATGTTAAAAGCTATTGAAAATATGAATAAAACATATAGAATGAGTGATGCGAAATCATTTGAGGTAAAAGAAGAAGGTGCAGCTAATACTAAAAGACCTTTAGCCTTTGATGGTACAGGACCTTATGTGACAAATCCTAAAGGAAGAGGTTTTGATATAGGTGATTCGGTTACAGACCTTACAGTAATATTAAATAATAAACAAAAAATATATTTAAGTTTAAAACTTGGCAATACAACTACATTTTTTAATTTAGGTATAAAGAAACAAATTCCCACCAATGATGTAAAAAATAATACTATAAAAGGTGATGGTTTAAAATTATTGAATACATTAGGCATGGAACCCAAACGATTTTGTGATGTATTTAATGGAGTTAGAGGCGCTAGTGGTAAAGTAAACACTAGCAAATATAATAAAAATGCTCTTGAGAGATTATTGAAAACTGGTATAGGTATGAATTACCATGTTATTCATAAAATAAGGAATACAATAATATCTAAAAAAATGGATCAAAAAGCTTTAAAAGCAGCTCATACCATTCAAGGTCCTATAACAGTATATTATGGAGGTAAAGGCGGGGCTGGTAAAAGAGTTCAAGCAGAATTTAAGACACGATCTTATTTTTTTAGTATAAACCTTAGAGATACAGCAGGAGCAGGAGGATACCCAAATCGTATAATGTGCGATTTTAGACCACTATAGGTGAACCATGGATTTTGCAGAATTTATAACTGAACAAAAAAATACACATATGACCCACATAGAAGATAAAGTTATCTATGGTGGAGTCAAAGGAACACGTCAAGCAATTTTAGCTTTGCGTGAACTAAGAGACATGTTAAGAGGAGTCCACGATGGAGCTGTTTCAGTTAAGTGGGATGGCGCCCCTGCTATTTTTTGCGGGAATGATCCTACTGATAATAAATTCTTTGTTGCAAAAAAAGGGATATTCAATACTAACCCAAAAGTCTATAAAACCAATAGCGACATTGATAATGATACTTCTGGTGATCTCAATACTAAGTTAAAAGCAGCATTGCGATACTTGCCTGCTTTAGGTATTAAAGATGTTATACAAGGAGATTTTTTATATGGTCCAGGAGACCTTAAAACAGAAGTAATAAAAGGAGAAAAATATTTAACTTTTCATCCTAATACAATTGTATATGCTGTTCCAGTAAAAAGTGAAGCAGCAAGAATGATAAAAGCTTCTAAAATAGGAATAGTATGGCATACTACTTATCATGGTAATACATTTGAGAGTATGAGAGCCTCATATGGAGTAAATGTAAATTCATTAAAGAAATCCAAAGCTGTTTGGATGCAAGATGCTATGCTTCGTGATTTAACTAAAGTTACTATGACAAAAAAAGATACGGAGATTGTCAATGAATATCTTTCAGAAGCTGGGTTTTTGTTCAATAAGATCGCAGGATCAACCTTACGACAACTTGAACGAGAGGAAGAGTTACAGAGGCTCATTGAAACATACAATAACACCTTCGTCAGAAAAGGCCAAGTCATTGGAGATACAGGAAGACATGTATCTGGCCTCATTAGGTGGATTCAAAACAAACACAAAACAGAACTTGATAAGCTTAAAACAGAACGAGGAAAAAGTAATAAAAAAGTAAAACAAGATGTTATAATGAATTTCTTTTCTCAAAAAAATAAAGTGTCTTTAAAGTATATGTTTGATCTTCAAAAAGTTATTGTGCTTGCGAAATTAAAACTTATAAATACTCTCAATAAAATAAACAATGTCAAAACTTTTGTTAAGACTCGTAATGGATTTAAAGTAACTGGAGCTGAAGGCTTCGTTGCAATTGATAAACTTGGTGGTGATGCAGTGAAAATCGTTGATCGTATGGAGTT